GCGTAATGGCTACTGCAGCTTGGACTAGAAAAGAAGGTAAATCTAAATCAGGTGGATTAAATAAAAAAGGCGTTGCATCTTATAGAGCAGCTAACCCTGGTTCAAAATTAAAGACTGCTGTTACAACTAAACCATCAAAATTAAAATCAGGATCAAAAGCTGCTAACAGAAGAAAATCATTTTGTGCTAGAATGTCTGGAATGAAAAAGAAATTAACTTCTGCTAAGACTGCAAGGGATCCGGATTCAAGAATTAATAAATCACTTAGAAAGTGGAATTGCTAATGATAGATAAATTTTTATATAAATTTTTTAGTGCAGTAGATGATATGTTTTCTTGGTTAGAAACTTACTCTGTTAAGTTTACTTCATGGTTATGGAACTCAAGAGTTAAGTTATTAAATAAAAAAAGAAAAAGAAAATGAGAGATACTAAAGTATTAGAGAGTTTTTTAAAACATACACAGAGAAAATTAAAAGAAATGGACCTGTTTAAGTTTTTAAAAAAAGAAGTAGAAACGGGTGCTAATGGTACGCAGGACTACATAATCAAAAAAGGTGAAAATAAAGGAAAGAAAGCAAATGTTAAATGAAGAATTAGTAATATTAAATAAGATACAAAAACACTTAAAAGAATCATATAGAGATATTGGAGATGCGATGATTGGTGGCGCTATTGACAATATGGAGAAATACAAGTATATGATGGGACAGGCACACGCCTATTTAAGAATATCACAGGAAATATCAGACCTGCTAAACCCTATTAAGGAGGAAAAAAATGATACTGAAAGAGCCGAAAACATTGTCGACTTCGAAAGACCCACAGATTAAATCTGCGCTATTAGATAAGTATGATGATGACCATAAAAAAGAAGTAGACGGATACGAACGTCTTAAAACAAAAGAATCAAATAAATTACCTCAACCCACAGGCTGGAGATTAGTTGTTCTTCCATTTAAAATGAAAGAGAAAACTAAAGGTGGATTATTCATTGGACAAGATACATTAGAAAGACAACAAGTAGGATCTACTTGTGGTCTAGTTCTTGCTATGGGTCCACATTGTTATGACAAAGAAAAATTTCCTGAAGGACCTTGGTGTAAAAAAGGTGATTGGATAATCTTTGCAAGATATGCTGGATCAAGAATTCAGATAGATGGTGGGGAAATTAGAATGCTAAACGATGATGAAGTTTTAGCAACCATCGATAACCCCGAAGATATAGTTCATCAATATTAATAACAACATAGGAGGAAACTATGCAAATAGAAGAAAATAAAACAGTTGATTTACCTGATGAGAATTCAGGACCTGCTACTGAAATAGATATTGCTGATCCAAGTACTGAATCAGAAAATATAAAACAAGAAACTGAATCTAATGATAATGAAACAGTTGAAGTTGCAAAAGAAGAAATAAAAACTGAAGAAAAAAAAGAAGAACCTAAAAAAGATGAATTAGAAGAATATTCAGAAGGGGTTCAAAGAAGAATAGCTAAACTTACTAAAAAATGGAGAGAAGCAGAGAGACAAAAAGATGAAGCTTTAACTTATGCAGAGAGAATGATCCTTGCTAAGAAAGAAGCTGACTCTAGGATCTCGAAACTTGAACCAGGATTCATGAAGTCTACAGAAGACTCTATTACATCTGGTCTACAAGCAGCGCAAGCAAAACTTGCTGCAGCTAGAGAAGCTGGAGACATTACTGCTGAAGTAGAGGCTCAAACTGCTATTTCTGAATTAGCCTACAAACAAGCTAGATTTAATGAATCTAAAGTTGAACTTGAGGATAGAGCTAAAAGAAAAGAAATAGAAGTTAAAACTCCTGAAATCAATTTAAATAGGCAACAGCAGAGACAAGATGCACCAGATCCTAAAGCTGAGGATTGGGCTAGTAAAAACTCATGGTTTGGACAAGATACAGCCATGACTTATACTGCATTTGACCTACATAAAAAGCTTACGGAAGATGAGGGTTATGACCCACAAAGTAATGAATATTATTCGGAAATAGATAAAAGAATAAGACTTGAATTTCCGCACAAATTTGTTAATAATAACAATACGGGAGAAGAAATACGATCTGCCCCAGTACAACAAGTAGCTTCAGCGAAGCGAAGTACAAAAACAGGTCGCAAAACTGTGAGGCTCACACCATCGCAGGTATCAATCGCTAAAAAATTAGGTGTGCCACTAGAAGAGTATGCAAAACAATTAAATATCACGAAGGAGGTATAAGCATATGGAAAATGATAATAACGATAAAAGAACCTCACGTGCGAGTCAAACGAGAGAAAAAGAAACTCATAAAAAAGTTTGGACTCCACCGTCAGCTTTAGATGCACCCCCTGCGCCAATGGGATTTCAGCATAGATGGTTAAGAGCTGAGTCATTAGGATTCAATGACACTAAAAATATTCAAGGTCGATTAAGATCTGGATATGAATTAGTTAGAGCAGATGAATACCCTGATTCAGACTTTCCAATTGTTGAAGATGGCAAACATGCAGGAGTTATCGGAGTTGGTGGCCTTTTGCTTGCAAGGGTACCTGAAGAGATCGCAAAACAACGTTCTGATTATTATACAAAACAAGCATCAGATAATGTTGAAGCAGTAGACAACGATCTTATGAAGGAGCAACATCCAAGTATGCCTATCAATATTGATAGACAGACTCGTGTAACCTTCGGTGGCTCAAAGAAAAGTTAATTTTTTAACGATTCCTACCCAACGAAATAAATATAAACCCGTGACTGGAGGTTCGTAAGAACAGGTCACATATTGGAGAAAAACAACATGGCAAATAAAGACGCAGCTTTCGGTTTGAAAGCAATCGGTAAAGTTGGCCAGAATAGAGACAACCAAGGTTTATCTGAATATAGTATTGCAGCAAGCTCAGCAGCAATTTACCAATGGGATCCCGTTATTATGGCGGCTACTGGTAAAATTGAAGTTGCAGCGGCAGCAGAAGTACTTATCGGATCGCTTAATGGTGTTTTCTATACTGATTCGGCTAACTCAAAACCCACATGGGCAAATCACTTAGCAGCTAGTAATACAGCTACTGATATCGTAGGTTTCGTTTCTGACGATCCTTATGAGAGATTTGAAGTACAAAGTGCAGGCACAGTTGCAGCGGCAGACGTTGGACTATGTGCAGACATCGTGTACGCAGCAGGAGCTACACCAGACTATATTTCTAAAGTAGAAATATCTGGAACTATGGCAACAACTACTGCTCAATTAAAAATAATCGGTCTATCTAAAGATATCGAAAATAATGATCCAAGTGCCGCTAATGGCAACGTGGTAGTTATTATTAACGAACACTTTATGAAAGACACAGCCGGAATATAATAGGAGATTAAATTATGGCAATATCAAGAGGACAACTAGTTAAAGAACTAGAGCCAGGTTTGAATGCACTATTCGGCTTGGAATACAAAAGATACGAGAATCAGCATGCAGAGATATATGCTACTGAATCTTCAGACAGAGCGTTTGAAGAAGAAGTAATGTTATCAGGTTTTGCAAATGCTCAAGTAAAACCAGAAGGTTCTGGAATTACATTCGATAATGCGCAAGAAACTTACACTGCGAGATACACACATGAAACTGTGGCTCTTGCTTTTGCGATTACTGAAGAAGCAATTGAAGACAATCTGTATGACAGACTTGCGTCTAGATACACAAAAGCGTTAGCTAGATCTATGGCTAACACTAAACAAGTAAAAGCTGTTAATCCATTAATTAATGGATTCGGTACTTTCACTTCAGGTGATGGTGTTTCTTTATTTAACGCTTCTCACCCAACTGTAGCCGGCACTGTGTCTAACACATTAGCCGTAGCAGCTGACTTAAACGAAACTTCATTAGAGCAATCTCTTATTGACATTGCAGCGTTCACTGATGAAAGAGGTTTAAAAGTTGCAGCTAAAGGAATGAAAATGATTATTCCTTCAGAGCTTCAGTTCACAGCTGAAAGACTTATGAAGACTGACCAAAGAGTTGGTACAGCTGATAATGATATCAATGCAATTAGATCAATGGGAATGGTTCCACAAGGTTATTCTGTGAACAATTTCTTAACTGATCCAGATGCGTTCTATCTTATCACTGATGTACCAAACGGTATGAAGTACTTTGATAGATCACCTATCAAAACTTCTATGGAAGGTGACTTCGATACTGGTAATGTAAGATACAAAGCTAGAGAAAGATACTCTTTTGGAGTTTCTGACTTTAGAGGTATTTTTGCTTCACCAGGAGCATAATTAATTATTTTGAGGCGGGACACAATCCCGCCTCATTATTAATACAGAAAGAACTTTATGACACATAAATACTTAGTAAAAATATTTACGAAATATCTTCAAACTAGTTTTGAAATTGAAAGTGAAAAAGAAATAAATAATACGGAAGAGCTAAATAAACCTATTATTGACTTTCTAGGAAAATCTGATATAAAATGGGAAAAAAACGACCTACAGTACACAAGTAGTACAGGTGGTTTTTATATAACCTATGAGGAGGTTCAAAATGGCTCAGGACAATATGGTATTGTTCGCAAAGAAACTGAAACTCGAATCTAAATGGAACGAGTTATTTCTTGAGAACAGAGGAAAAATAACACCAGAAATGTCTGTTTTAGGTGATGAGATCAAAGTAGTTATTAGATCAATCATTAGAGAACAAGAGATCCAAGCTAATACGAATAGCAGAGATTACGAAACACATCTTTTTGCTGGTTAATTAGACTTAAGATCTATTTAAAAACGTCTTTTTTTCCTAGGGATTTCTTGCACTTTTTAAAAATTTCATATATAAATTACACACTATACATAAATTAATATTCTGCATGGACGCAGTATAGTCGACGGCCTAGAGACTATGTAGAATTTAACTAGGAGAATATAATCATGGCACAAACTACTTTTTCAGGTCCAGTAAAATCAGATAATGGTTTTCTTGCACCTTCATACACATTAGTACAAGCAGCAGCTATTGACAGCCCAGCGGCTGGTTTAGTTATTTACATTTCTGATGCAACTGGTTCAGGCGTTACTGGATCACTTTGTTTCTACAATGGAACTAGCTTCATCGACGTTACGACTGGTATAGCAGCAGTATAATTAATTAATTTAATGTGGGCTTCGGCCCACATATAAAATTTAAGGAGAAAAAATATGGCAAGTAAAGGCGATATACAAGCAACAAGATCAGCAGCAGCGGCAGGTGCTACAGCAATAGTTGCTCAACCTATTAGATTAAGAGCAATATCAATTGCATCGGATGGTGTTGGAGCAGGTGTTTTAGAATTAACTACAACTTCAAATACTGGAACTACTTTGTTATTTGCAGATGTTCCAACTGGAGATGTTTTAACTTTAAACTTTCCTGAAGATGGAATTTTATTTCCAAAAGGAATATTTTGTAAAACTAAAACAAATGTAACTGCTTACACATTATTTACTGACAAATATTCAGGACCTGGTTTAACTGCAGAATAGGGGCTAAATGGCTAATACTACTTCTGGAACAACAACTTTTGAAAAAGGCTTTTCAATATCAGATATTGTAGAAGAAGCTTTTGAGAGAATAGGTATTCAAGGAGTATCTGGATATCAATTAAAAGGTGCTAGACGTTCTTTAAATATTTTATTTCAAGAATGGTCTAATAGAGGACTTCATTATTGGGAAGTAAAAAATAATTTAATTACATTAGTTGATGGTCAAGCAGTTTATACTATGTATAGATCAACAGCTGATGGTACTTCAGATGCTACTGCAGTTTATGGTGTAGATGATATATTAGAAGCTTCTTATAGAAATGCTTCATCAGTGGATACCCCTTTAACTAAAATAAATAGATCTGCATACCAATCTCTTTCAAATAAAACTTCAGAAGGTCAACCTACTCAATACTTTGTTCAAAGATTTATTGATAGAGTAACTATTACTTTATATTTAACTCCAGGAAGTGATCAAGCTGGAAACTTTATTAATTACTACTATGCAAGTAGAATTCAAGATGCAGGGGCCTATACTAATGATGCAGATGTACCTTACAGATTTGTACCTTGTATGGTAGCAGGACTTGCTTATTATTTAGCAGTTAAATTTTCACCAGAGAGAATTCAACCTTTAAAACTTTTATATGAAGATGAGTTAGCGAGAGCATTAGAAGAAGATGGTTCTTCTTCAAGTTCTTTTATTACTCCAAAAACTTATTACCCAAATATTTAATATGGCAAATCTTTCAAAAGGAAAATACGCAATAGCAATATCAGATAGATCAGGTTTGCAATTTCCTTACAATGAAATGGTAACTGAGTGGAATGGTTCTTTTGTACATGTTAGTGAATATGAACCTAAGCAACCTCAATTAGAGCCAACAAGATTTACAGGTGATGCACAAGGTTTACCTCAAGCTAGACCTGGAAGAATTGAACCTGCTACAGAAAATTTATTACAAGGTAATCCATTTAATATTACTTCAGGTTCTCAAACAATAATAGTTACAGAACTAAGTCATGGTAGAGCAAATGGAAGTACGGTTGCTTTTAGAAATGTAGATGGAAGTCCCGGAGGCTTGGCTTATAGTTTATATGAAAATGTTAATGGTTTTGTAATTAATGTATTGTCAGATAACACATATAGCTTTACATTAGGCTCAACACCTATTACAACAGAACAATCAGGAGGAATGACAGTTACAGCAGGACCTGTAACGTTAACACCGTAATATGGCATACACTTTAACAAATTTACAAGATGATATTAGAAGTTATACAGAAGTTGATAGCTCTGTATTAACTACTGGAATTTTAAATACAATTATTAAAAACGTTGAGAATCAAATTTATAGAGAAGCTGATTCTGATGACAATAGATTTTACGCAACTTCTAACTTAGCAGCTGGAAGTCGATATGTAACCATACCCTCTGATTTAAGATTTATTAGATATGTTCAATTAACAGATTCAAATGGAGAACAAACTTTTTTAGAAAAAAGAGATACTTCATTTATGGCAGAATATTATAATACTCCAGGTACAGCTTCTGGAATACCTAAATATTATGCTAATTGGGATGCTAATTACTGGGTCGTGGCTCCTACACCTAATAGCACTAATTTAATTACTTTAGCCTATACAAAGCAACCCGATTCAATAACAGCTTCACCAGGAAGCACACAAGGGACTTATACATCTAATAAATATCAAGATTTACTTTTATATGGATGTTTAGCAGAAACATATGGATACTTGAAAGGTCCACCAGATATGTTACAATACTACCAAGGACTTTATAAAAATTCTTTACAATCGTATGCGATCGAACAACAAGGTCGTAGACGCAGAGATGAATGGCAAGATGGAGCCATTCGTACTCCACTTAAATCTGAATCACCATCAAAATACTAAGGAGATAAAAAATGGCAAATATAGTACCTGACTCTTTTAAAACAGACCTACTTGGTGGAGTGTTTGATTTTGATTCTGGCGGATCAACTTTCAAATTAGCACTTTATACATCACAAGCTGGTTTTAGTACGGCTACTACTGCATATACAACTACTAACGAAGTTTCTTCGTCTGGTACAAACTATACTGCGGGTGGAAATACTTTAACTAATAATGGTGTAGCAATATCAAGTAACATTGCATACGTTGACTTTGCAGATTCTACTTTTAGTTCTGTAACGTTATCAGCAACAGGAGCACTGATTTATAAAGGTTCAAGTAATGAAGCTGTATTAGTTTTAGACTTTGGCGGAACAAAAACTGCAACTAACGGTGATTTCGTTGTTCAGTTTCCAACTGCTGATTCTTCTAATGCAATCATTAGACTTGGCGACGCGTAATAAAATTTTGGAGTAGAAATGGCTTTAGTAATTAACGATAGAGTTAAAGAAACTAGTACAACTACTGGAACTGGAACTTTTGATTTAGCTGGTGCAGAAACTGGCTATGAAGGTTTCGTTACAGGTGTTGGAACTGGTAACACAACTTATTATGCTATTGAATTAAATTCAGCTAATGAGTGGGAGGTTGGTATTGGTACAGTAACCGATGCTGCTCCTGATACTTTATCAAGAGATACAATTATATCTTCATCAAACAGTGATGCTGCAGTAAACTTTTCTGCAGGAACTAAAAATGTATTTTGTACATTACCTGCGAAGAAAACTATCTCTCCAGTTATGGATGCAACAACTTTTGTTGTAACTCATAACTCTACAATTTCTGAAGATCAAACTCTTGATTCAGGTGTATTAGCAGGACCAGTAACTATTACAGGTACACAAACTATAACAGGGACATTGGTAGTAATTTAATGAGTAAAGTAGAAGTTAATCAAATATCATCACAATGCGGATCAACATTAACGATTGGTCAATCAGGTGATACGGTAACTTTAGCATGTGGCGCTACTCAAACAGGTTTTGGAAGAACTGGAACGGTTGATTGGGACACTACAGCTAAAA